CGCTCTTCCAAATCTCATCTCATTTGCATTCATTATGAATTTATCATACAAATACAACATTTTATTTCCGTCTTCTGGTACAAAATCAGAATCTCCATTGAAATCACCAGGATTAAATGTTAACCTGTCCTCAAGATTTGAATCTACATACCTTAATTTTCCTGTATTTGGATATACTCCTCCAACAAAATTTACTTGTTTTGTATAGCTTGGTTTTTCTACTAGATTTCCAAAAGTTATAGCTCTTATACCAGGACTGAAGCCTATTGGAAAGCTTAATGAATCAAATTGAGAAAACGTATCACCGACTATACCACTTCCTCTCATCACCTGATCACTGGATAGGTTTACGAACTTGTTTATAAATCGTCCATACCATGAATTAAGAGTTGTTATATCTGTATAGTTACTAACATGTCCATCTGTCCATTGTGGATTTGCTTGAAGTACTGTAAATCCTGGAAATGATGCATCACCTGATATTTTATCTGGCAGATCTTCTAAAGACGTTGTTCCAAAATCTCTAAAACCTATTGGAATCTGTCTCCAACCCATTTGGTTGCTGTTTATTACAGCCATATCATACGATCTAAGTGTTCCACTTGTCAACTGATCGTTCATTGTACTCATAATTAAACTTTTTGAAATCAAGTCATCGTTACCATCAAACGTTATAGATCCTTGTATTCCAGTTATTTCTCTTTCACCAGCTGCATTATTGACTAGAAAGGTTTGTGGGTTATCTTTAGATCCAACTCCTTGAGGTGGTGAGGCTTCTCTAGCTCCAATTCTTCCAGAAACTAACTGTTGATTTGGCCATTCTGAATTGTTTGCAGAAATAAATTTATTTTCTATAACATTTTTTACACCAGTAACTACACCTTCAGAGTGTCCGTCTCTAAAAGACTGTCCAACTTTCTTATTTGCATTTACTGTTCCATAAGAAAACTTGGATATTTTCGATAAATCAAAATCTTTAAGTGCCATTAGTTTGATGATCCTATTGAAAAGTTACCTGTATTTGTAGCAGTAGCTCCACTACTACGTTTTATTTCTCGTAATTCAGCGGTCATGGCATTTAGAGCTGCAACCACTGGTTTCATATCTACTTGACCAAATTGACCTTCTGCAAGTGCCCCCTTAATATTTTCGTTTGGTACAACTGAAGAACCACGTGGAAGATGGGCTAATTCTGGTCCTCTCTCTCCTACTAAATATGTACCCGCTGATGAAACTGTTCCACCATCTGCAAATGCTCCCTTTATATCTCGTGCCATTAGTAAGGCATCTATACCTAATGAAGCTCCAGTTCCTGCTCCTGGTAATATACTAGCTCCACCGCTTGCAACTTCTAAAGCTGCTCCTAAAAAGTCACCTTTTAAAAGTCTGCTAGTAGCAAATCCTAAACCAGCTACAGCTCCCAATATTGGTATTTTCTTTAGTAACGATTTACCCGTTGCTTTACCAACTGTTTTAGTTGTCTGTTTGATCGTTGCCTCAGTACCTTCTTTGATTGCAATTCTACCAGCATCCATACTCTTCTTCATGTTTTTAGCTACATCGTCTGTGACATTTCCCATTGGTTTAATTTTAGACTGATTAAGTTTGCCTAAGTTTCCAGTTTTAACAGGACCAGTTTTTGGTACAGGTGGTTTGATTCCTGATCCTGGTACTCCACCCTTTCCAAACAGTCCTTTCAATTTACCTAAACCGGCAGTTAACCACTGACCAGCAACTAAAGCTACAAATCCAGCCGATACGATTTTAATTAGCGTATCTATTTTTCCACCCATTACAGAACCCTGTTTTATGAGATCCATTGTTCCCTTTAATTGTTGTTCACCTAAATTGTCTTCTTCTAAAACTGCTTTTCCACCCTTTGCCACCATACTTGCTAAATCTTCTACACCAACACCGATAGAATCTGCTAATGCTTGTCTCTGTATTGCATTTAATTCGTTGAACTCTGCTTCAGATCCTAACTGCCCAACTACTTCTTGTACAGCTCCAGCTATATCGTTATTTAATGCTAACTGTCTAGCTCTGTCAAAATTTAATTCTCTTCCCAATAATACTTCGGCTTCAAACTGTGAAGTAATACTTTCTTCGAAGCTTAACATTTTATCTAATATTTGTGCAGACTTACTTAATGTTATACCCAACCTTGCAGCTTGTACAGCAGCTTTTGCCAAACTTTCAGCGCTACCATCTGTAAACTTTGCCATATCAGCTGAAGAATTTGCTAAATCTTCCATGACCTTTTTAGGTGCAACCTTATTTTGTTGCGCTAAGTTTGCAACCGAACTTAAAGTAGCAGAAGCTTGTTCTCGAGTAAGATTGGTTGTTATAGTTAAAGTTTCTGCAAGTCCTGCAACGGTTGAAGCATCTAAGCCAGTTTGAAACGCTATAGCTGCATCGCTTACAGCAATAGCTGAATTCCTAGCAAGATCTAAGTTTCCAGAAACATCAGCTGCAGCAGAAGCAGCCGCAACTATTTCTTCACCAAAACCTGATGCAAATGCAACTTTATTTTCAAGTGCTAAATTTGCTGCTATCTTTCCAGATTCTCCAACACCAATTCCTAACTGTGTATTTAATTCCTTGGTTCTTTGAACTCCAGATAACAATATTGTTTCTATGGCACTAATAGCTGCTATCATAAAGCCAGCTCCAGAAGTAAACGCATCCGTAATCTGTTGCACTATTGGTATCATATCTGCTGTTGCGTCGTTTATCTTTTCTTGAATTCTAGCGTGGGACTCTAATGTGTTCAGCAGCTTTCGGTTTGCATTATTTTGTGATATAACTGCTTCTCGGTCTTCTTCTGATAGTTGAGCTATTTGTTGTTTTGTTAAAAGCTGATCTCGTAATAAGTCAATAGAGGTTGCGTCTACTTTCAGACCTAATGCAAGACTCTTTGCATTACCTTTCAATTGGACGTCAACGTCTTTTAATTCATCTAAAATACCCTTTTGAAGGTCCTTTCCTTGGGCGGCGTATTTCCCAGCAGCTTTACTTATTTCTGTCCAACCCTCTTTACCCTTGTCCAGGGATTTTGCCAAGTCTATACCAAAACTATCAGTGGTGTCGCCTAAGTCTTCTAGCTCTTTATTTGCCTTTTTTAGATCAGCCGTAAATTTGTCAATAGCTTCTGTTTTTTTATCAAAAACCTCAATACCCTTAGTCATCTCCCTGATATTGGAGTTAACTTCAAATATCCTTTTCGATAATTCTGTGAACCTTGCTGAGCCACGCTTCGCCAAGTTCAATAAAACGTTTAATTGATCGGACGTTCTTTCTGCTGCTTTTAGTTCTTCTTCTAATTGTTTTCTTGTTGGTCCTGCAGGCATGGTTTACCCCTACAACATCTTCATTATTCTAGCTAATTCTTTTTGTTCCTCTGGACTTTTCTTTGCAATCCGTTTTTGAGCTTCTTTTTCAATCCTGTCCATATACTTGTCTAAGTCTTTGTACATAGCTTGTAAACCGGGATCTTGGATTGCTGATTTTGGTTTCTTATTCCTCACTGCATTAACAGCAAGATATACTGCAACATTTTTTGCTAAGTTTGTTAAGAATCCTTCGTCTAGTTTTTTCTTAGACATGATAAGCTCCTGTATAATTGAAACGTAATATTACATTTATAAATATGGAGTATGTAGGTTATTAAGACCGTTTCTTAGTAGCCTTATCCATTCGGTTCTTCTCTTCATTTTTAGCCTCAACTAACTTATCCATATAGAAACGTCTAAGTTGTATTGGCATTTCATAAAGATCCCCAAATGAGAATGCGCCTTCGCTGTAGTAAGCCATATCGAATATTGACTTATGAACTTGGGGACGAAGTTCGGGATCTACTGGGAAGGCCAGAAGAAATTTACCGTTATAGGCACATCAGCTATAGACTGCTCTCCACAAGATCCACATCCAAACAAAAATTCTAACTCTACATCTGGTTGCACCTTTGCGTAATACTCCCTAAAAGCTCTAGAATCTACAGCAAAAAATTCATTCTGTATAAAGTTGTTTATGAATGTTTTGTCTTCATTACCGTCTACGGATTTTATCTGATAACGAAGTCTAGTTGTTACCTCTGGTGTTACGTTGTTAACATGTTTAGCTACAGCTTCAATATCTTTTGTTATTGCTACTTCATCAGCTTGTGTCAACATCTTAAAAACTATCTTACGCTTTGAATTTGGTAACTCATATTCGAACTCGTTCTTACGATTGCATAATTTTTCATCGATCTCTTTGTATCCAATACTTGTCAAATCAAAGTCACAGTCTTTTTCTACTTTACCACACTTTGGACATGTAACATCAGATTTATACTGCTTACCATATCCAAATATTCTAGCATTAACCATGATTGCGTTCTTATCTCCAACAAGAATATCATCAAAATTAACGTCAGAAACTACTAATGATTTTAGCAGCTCATCAATTACCAAACCTTTTCGTATAAGATTTGCAGAAGAAAGTATGTCTTCTTCCCTAGCTGTCATGTATTTTAACTCTACCGTACCATTACTAAGTGCATGTCCCTCAGGATACAACAATCCTTTACTTGGAAGATCTACTACTTCAGTAGGAAACTTCGGTTTTTCAGGCGCACCAGTTTGCCCTGGTATCTTTGCTTTTTCGTCTGACATTATAACTCCTTTACGTATAGCATTTATTATATATATGTATCACAAAACGTTTTGCGAAGTAAATTAGCAAACTAGAATGCCACAACTTGAAATGCTAATTTAAAGCAAATTTAGAACTGTAGTATAGCGTAATCGTATCTAAGTGTTAATTCTATTTCTACTGGATCAGTTGTAGACCAATCTAGGGTACCGAAGTTTGCACCTTCGATGTAACTACCCACTAATTGCCATTCTTCAACTATGTCTCCAACAGGACCTAAAACGTTAAATGTGACGTTTTTCTTATAAAAATCTGAATATCCATTTCTACCAGTTACTGACTCATGTGATAGTCTTACCCATTCCATAACTGCTTGTGCAGCTGAGGGTACAACTGGATCGTATAATGTTATTGTTAATGTCTGCCACTCACCTTTTCCTTTGACATAACGTTTGACGTTTATATGGTCTAATGTTACCGTTTCAAACTGAATTTCAGGTCTTGCAGCAGCTTTGATTGTGTATGCAGGAATCCCTTCTATGTACATAATGAATCTGTTCTGAACCTTGGGTTCAAACTGCGTAAACATTACGTCATTTGGATCAATCAACTGTGGCATTCTATTTCTCCTAATAAAAAAGCTTTGCTATATTTGTTTATAAATATCGTCGAAATGAAAAAACCACAAAAGAAAAAGGCCCAGAAACTCTGAGCCTTAATCTTATTTTTCGTTATCCTTTAGCTTGGAAACGATGCTCCAGTCGGTTGTACGACAAAATCAAGAACAATAAATTCAACAGCTCTTGCAGGCTGTAAGAATATTTGTCCAACTAGTTGATTTCTATCGATAACATCTGGCGTGTTATTAGAATCGTCCATTACAACTCTAAACGCTGTTAGACCCTGTGCAGCTTGAACTGAATCAAGATACGGATTAACAATGTTTAAGAAACGATTTCTAGTAGCTACAGTATTGTTTTCGAATACTAAGTAACGTGAACTACTAGCAATGAACTTCTTCAATCTAATTAACAATCTACGAACGTTAATTCTATCCAATGCCGATGGCTTTGCTTGTAATGTTTTCTGACCGAAAACTACAACGCCCTGACCTGGAAATGAAGCGATCGGATTAACTCTATCTTCATAAAGAAGGTCACGCTCTGCGTGTGTTAATCTAGTTTTTGCTTCTAAAACGTTTCGTAATCCACCTCTATTCAAACCTGCTGGTGCAAACCACTCATGAGCTACTGCATCGTTTCTAGAGTAAACTCCTGGAATTACCACTGAAGGTGGTACCCATGTTGGTAAGTTTACACTATCATCGAGTATCTTGACCCATGGATAGTAAACAGCTGCGTAGTTAGTATCTTTAGATGAAACTGCGTCAGTAGCAGCAGATATGCCTTCACTCCAAGTTGTTGGATCATATACATAAAATGCATCACCTCTAGCCTCTACCATAGATATACCTCTATTGATAGGATTTGGGTGAAGATTATAGATCAAACCTGGTGTTGATAGCATGTTAATATCAAATTCATCTTGATTACTAACTGAGTTTATAGCACGTTTGTATGCAATTGAACCACTAGCACTTGATGTAGAACAATCAAATCCTTGTTGGTTTGTTGCAGAGATGTCTGTACCAGTATTTTTCTTAATCGCTGGATTAGCACCGTCAAAACCACCTTGAAAAGGTACCATGAACTTATGCTGGGCAACATTAGATGTTCCCAATGCGAGTGAAGATGCACTAGTAGCAAACGTTGATGATCCACCAAAATCAGCAGCAGAAGCATCAGCGTGTCCAGTCTGGTCATTTAAACTAAATGTAGCGTTTAAATCTGCTGTTGCGTTAGCTGGTAATGGAGCCAAGTACTCTCTGTTTGTTGTGTCTTCGAAGTTAAAGCCATAAAATACGCTTGTATCGAATTCACTAGTTGTACTATTGGTTTGGGTTTTAACAAATGAAGCACTTGCTACTGTGACATTTGCACTACCGCTATTGATAGGCGATATCACTTTACCAAAACCAAAAGGTACTTGAGTTCCTGGAAGACCACTTTTAACAGTGTCATAGTCTGAAAGATATATGTACTTAGATCTGTTTGGCCAGTCACCATTATATGTCAACTTTCCTTGCGCATCTATAGTAACGTACCTATCACCAATCTTTCTAGCAACATAATTTGCAGAAGTTGGATCTAAGTTACAATTATCAAACTGTTCAACTATAACATCGTCTGATTGTTTAAAAGATTGTCTGTCTATTTCTCTAACCTGCACAGAAAAGGTTCCAAAATCAGAACCTGGAACATCTGATGCCTGCTTGACATTTAAGATACCAATCTTATATTTTCCATGTGTATCAGTTTCACCATGAGATCTAAGCTTAATCTTAAATAGATTGTTGGTAGCTCCATCGATCTTTTGTGAAGTGATATATGGTGTACATGCATTCTCATAATCTTTTTGTAAATCTATATTGAAAAGGGAAGAACTAACAGCACTACCTGAGTTATGTCCAACCTGTACCATAGCTGATTTAAAAGATTTATATAGATAGAATGGCGAGTCTACACCACCTGCTTTAGTCGATTGTGGATTCGAACTAAAGACGTTTTCTATGAACTTTGAATTTGATGAATCAAACGAGGCACTAACTTGGAAACTTCCTGAACTAATTACAAAATTTTCCCATGTACCTGGTGTAGTTAAGCCTGAAAACCCTAAAGGTGGGGTTGCATTTGTTGCACTTGGTGCTAATACAGCTAAAAGCATTCTTTTATAATTAGAAGCTCCTGATGCACTAACCTGTGGCATTACACTTAGGCCAACTACTTTTTCGTTATATCCACCTAACCCAAGAACACGAACTATTGTGACTGTTCCAGCACTTCTAAGATATTCTCTCACAGTGAATGGAACATAAAAGTCTTGACTAAGACCTCCAAACATTTCTTCAAACTCTTGGAAATTGCTAACAGATGTTGGAACAAAAGCTGGACCCTTTATTGTTGGTCCAATTATTGCTGCTCCAATTTCTGCAACACCTTGAGGAAGAAAGGAGAGATCCTTCTCGCGGGTAAATACACCCGGAGATACAATTCTCTCAGCCATTTAATTTCTCCAGTTAAGTTATTGTTTACGTAAACGAACTATTTCAATGATAAATACCATAGAAATAACCGAAAACTCAGTTTGGTTATATATTATTTATCTTCGTTAGAAGGAACTTCATCTGGTGTAGGTGCATCTGGTGTAGGCGTGAAAACTCCTGTTTGAGGATCTAATGAGCCAGCTCCATACTTGTCATTCAATGATTTGGCTATTTCCTTTTCTGAGTTTTGCAAATTTTCCAGTTCACCCATAAGAGAATCTTCACTATCGGCTAATGCTTCAGCTTGCTTATCGTGTGCTAACTTTTGCATAGTTAACGCACCAAACTTCATTTGTATAGCTTGATATTTGCTTTGAACTTCTCTAAGTGACGTTAGTTCTTCTTCTGTAAATTTTGTCTCTGACATTTTATTCTCCATAACTATTTATTATATATATTGTTGTTAATTTCCAAAAGCTAATTTAATGCTGATGTCCGTTCTTATCGTCTATAAAATCACCTCTGAACAAGGCACTGTTTAGTCTTTTATAATAATCATGAGCAGCTTGAGTAGTGGGTGTCCACCAGTCGTTTTCCTCATGATTATTCTCGTGGTCTATGTCATTGGATGTTACTGACATTTTACCGGGTAAATTTAAGTTTTTAAAAAAATAAGACTTTCTTTGGCGTAAGTGTTCCAAAATATAGAACAACCAATCATCCCCCCAAAAATATTTAAAACGTTTTGGTATATGGTGATACAATTCTTTTTGTACCATAAAGAAGCAGCCGAACCCAAAAAACCTACCAGAATGGTCCCTAGTCAACTCTATTGTATCGCCATCATCGTTAACATTTAAACCCTCTGTAGCTATACGTTCCTTGTCTCCAGTAATTGTACCATATTTTAAACCTTCTAAATCCCTATATAGGCATTCTAAAACGGGTTTAAAGTTTACAGTAATATCATCATTCATAAATAATACATGTTCATTATATGCCATATCTGCTCCAACATTCCATGCTGGGTTAACACCTATATTTTTTCTAGGTTTCACAACATTAACTATGTCATCTTTAAAATCAGAATTGGCATTGTCTATCAGTATAAGTTCATTGTTTGGATAGTCCTTTAATGTCCGCTTGAATGATTCTATCGTACTATGTAAAGTTTCTGGAGATCTCCAAAGTGTTGGTATTACTATTGTTATCATGGTATATAATTATAGTTTGCTACGCATTCTTCTTCACCAAATCTAGATTCTACGTCTGCAACTACTTGTTGTGGAGTTCCAGCTACCCAATCTTCAAGTCCTAGCTCTTGGAATCTTCTTGTAATATCAGCATCATAATGATTAGCTACTGTTCTAACTCTACGTTGTATGTCTCGTCTAGAAGAATTGTGAGTGTTTGTTCCTGAAGCATCATCATATATAAACTGTACATAAGCTAGTTTAACTATTCTACACATCCTAGTAGACAAAAATGTTCGAACCAGTAATTCATAATCATCAGCTATAGATAAACCTCTGTTGTGACCACCCATTTCAAAGTATGTATTTCTTCTCCAAGATCTTATATGATTTGGAACACCAACTATGTGTCGTATTGTTTTTGGATTTAAGTTTGGTGCAACTTGTACTTTAAACTGTTTACCCATACTTTCTTCATCTCTATATGTACCATAGCCCATTGCAAACCCTTCTCCATACTGCAATGAATTCCAATTTTCATCAACCTCTACGCAATCAGTATAATAAAATCCAGCGTCTGGATATGCAACCATTGCATCGTATAATAATTGTGTTGCGTCTGGGGTTAAATAATCATCATGATCTAACTCGGATAAAAGTTCGCCTTTGCATAATACAGCTGCTCTATACTTTGCCTCTCCAACAATACCATTACATTTAGTATTGAAGTCATACAGTTTAACTCTTGGATCTGATGATGCAATATCTTCGGCTATAGATATGGTTTTAGAACCATCATTTGAATCGTTTACTAAAACCCATTCCCAGTTTGGATTTGTTTGGTTTTTTAGTGATTCATATGTACGATATAGTTTTTTCCCAGTGTTGTATATTGGAGTGAACCATGAAACATAATCTTTCAAAACCTGATTCTCTATCATATTGTTCATTGCTACACCATAAGCAATGTCTCCAGCTAATATTTCACTATCCAAACTTTTTATATTAAACCATTTATTTCTAATCTCTAATGACATTGTACACAATTCTGGGTTTTCAGTTATGTCATCATCAGAAACAGTTAATATTGAATCTGGTTTAAAATCAGTTATAACGCTAGCTATTCCTTTATCGTTTTCAACGTGTAAAGTGTTTAATGAACTCTCTTCCCATTCTTCAAACTGATTAGATTTCAAATCTGGTTTTCCTGGACCTACGTACAATATTTTTGGTACAAAACTCTTGTGTGGCTTTACCAAATAATTGTAATAACATATGGTTTCGTTTATAAATTTAAACCATTCTGGGTGTTCATTATGTATTTGTTCTACTAATTTACCATCAGCTGCATAATCTCCTATGAAATCGTAATCATTAAAAACTGAATGGTGCCAAGTTATTTGTGCCAAATCAATGTGTTGATATTTTGTATGTTCAGGTGCTGCATCTCTATATTCCAATTCCGTAAAATCTTTAAAGTTTACAAACTGCTTTCCAATAATAATCTTTTTGATTGTCTCACCACCAGCCCAAGACTTATCAATGATAGCCTTCGATATTAACGAATAGTAATTTTCATGCTGTATATTGTCATCGTCTATGTATATTATCCAACCATCTTTAATTTCTCTAATAACCTGCATAGATTGTGGATATAATAAATCGCCCTCTTTTCCGTGTATAAAATGTAACTTTGTATTTTGAATAGACTGTAGAGAATCAATTAATTTTGTTGGTATATCTCGTAATACTGACGTATCAAATATAACATGCCATTCTGCAAATTCAGAACTAACTGATTCTCCGACTTCTAATATGTTATCAAGCCTAGTACACCTTGTTATAACGTTAATTTTCAATTTACTTTCCTCCATCTGTATCAAAAAAGAATATATGAAACAATCTAGAATCGTACATGTCATTTCCAAAATGCTGCGTTGCGGCGTGTATCTTAAATGAGTCCCACAATACTAACCTATTATAAACGTTTCCTATTCTATCTATCTCTGTAAACTTATGTCTGTTGTAAAAATTACCTTCGAAGGCTCTTTCATATGCTTCCCGATCATTTGGGTCATGATTGAACCAGCTTCTACGTTCAGACTTGCTTTCGTAAAAGCTAGTACCACTTTCAAACGGTGCATCTGGTGTTAAATAGATTATTCCAGCATAATTGTTTTCATCTACATGGTGAACGATTGGGTCTTTACCAGTAATATATTGAAACATTCCATTTCTATATCTTGAGTCGTTCCAATCTAATATTTCAGTTTGCAGTATTTGTTCGAATCTTTCCTTGGTCCCATCCAATGTCCATGAATTTGCAGAATATCCTCTGTGTGCAGTGTTTACCCCATATTCTAAATTTAGAGCAAACTCCCTAACCATATCTGGATCATCATAAAAATTTTCTACAACTACCATATCTAAATCATTATTTTTTACATTAAAACCAGAATGGTAAACATAATATTTAAACAGAGTTCCAGCATTTTGCCCATTAACCCATATCGGATCTGTAGAACTTTCTCTAGATCTTGGAAACTGTACCGAATACGCTACAGAATTATTATTCAATGAATCTTGAACATCATTTCTTACACTATTTCTATCAAAAACCAACGATCGTTCTCCAATAGATATTGTATCAATTGGAACTGTAGATGCTATCCATCCATTCATATTAGAATCTTCAACATGCATAAAGAATGTTTCAATATTAGTATTATGACAAAATAAATCTGGTACTTGCATTATCTTTCAAACCGCTCGTTTTCATTTAGCTCATCTATAGAAAGTTTATAGTTTGGTAGTCTAACCTTTGTTATATAATCTTGATCTGCTCTGTGATATTTTCTTGCTACCTCATATATTTTATCTGGATCGTCTTTGTTTTCTTTTATCACACTATCCAACTCTCGTTCATAATACCACTGTTGCTGTTCAAACTGTGTAAATTCATCATCATCTGTACAGGCAGAACACCACCACTTAGTTGGTTCCATTAATCCAAATTTACATCCTCCACAACCTCTAAGTCCTATTTCATTCATATTTCTATCATACCTGTCACCATGAATAAACTTTCCAAACTTTATGTAAACAGTTGATAGTTGCTTTCCCAAATTTTCAGCTGTAATTTCTGCTTGTCCCCAATCCTTATTTCCTTTTATTTCTGTTGGATTACCATCTTCATCATAGAACTCAGTTAATGGAAATATACCAACATCATAATAGTCAGAATTTCTTCTTATATGTGGATTATTACTGTACTCTTTCTCTTTCAACACTAAATATTCTATTTCGTTTTTTGTAATTGATGAAGTTATATTGTTTTCCCTAATCCAGTATCCATACCCATATTGTCTATCGTCCATGTCATCGATATATTTTCTAAGAAAGATTTGAGATATATTTGATTCATCTAACAAATCCAAAGATGTATTCAACCAATCTTTACCAATAAATGATAAATTTTCTGGTACAGTAAACCAATCACCTTCTAAAAACAAGGTATATTCATAATCCTTAGAATAACTATTTAGTTTGTTTATACCAGCTCCAACACCAAAATTTACACTTGAATGTGTAATGTTCCACTTGATGTGTGGATATTTAGAAGTAAATTCTCTTTCTATTCCATCATATGATTTATCTGACCCATTTATGTAAATAAACCAATCTAACGTATCGAAGTTTGTATTGTCCACAAACAGATCAATGGTCTTTTTTAAAAGCTGTACTCTATTCTCTCCAGAATGAGTTAGTGTATTGATACAAAACCGTTTCACTTTATCTCCATTTTGGACCGTCAATCCAAACTACTAAACTATGTCTCATACCCAATGTTACTGGGGAAACTAAATGACTAACAAACGAAGGGAAAAATATTACTGATCCCTTTAATCTCATTTCAGCTTTTTGGCCATCATCAGGATATTCATCTAAACGTCTAAATTCTAAATCTCCACCTATGTATGCATCTGAATGTGATAACTGTACTACAGCTGATAATTTTCTATGTGAAGGTTTACGAGTAACCCAAAAAACATCAACGTGTTCTCTATAATGTTGCTTCTTGCTACCATCGTACTGTGTAAATTGAAAACTTTCTATTTCTTCTAAATGAAAACTGAACCACTGTTTGTTTGCTTCTAAAGCCAATCTCCACATTTTATCAAATATCCATTGTGTTCCAAGTTCACCAGGATTTATAAACCTTAGGTCGCTATTTCTCATATCATAATCTGTTATACTGTCAGAGTTTCCCCATTCTCCATCTCCAACAACACCAGACCCTAAATCTCCTGACAACCCAATGTTGACTATCTCGTCACATTCGGCCTCTGTAAAAGCTTGTTTATAATAACACCATTCACCTCGCAAGAAAAACCTCTTTTATAATATATATTAAATTAAAATTCTAAAACTAATTTTTTTGTACTATCTTATTCTAGTACATATTCCCTTATCAAATGTAAATGTTACTGTTTGACCCTTAGCATTATATACAACCACCTGGTTTCCAGTGAATGCACTATTGCTAGCACCTGAAGGTCCTTGTGGTCCTGCCGATCCTGCTGGTCCAGTTGGTCCTTGTGGTCCAGCTGCGCCATTATTACCAGCTGGTCCTGCTGGTCCAGTTGGTCCTTGTGGTCCTGCTGCACCCAGTGTACCATTAAATCCTCGAGGACCTTGTGCTCCATTGCTTCCATTGTTTCCAGGAGGTCCATTTGGTCCAGTTGGTCCTTGTGCTCCATTACTTCCGTTTGATCCAGCTGCTCCCTGTGCACCGTTACTTCCATTATTACCAGCTGCTCCTTGTGCTCCATTGCTTCCATTGTTTCCTGCTGGTCCTTGTGCTCCATTGCTTCCATTATTACCAGCTGCACCTTGTGGGCCAGTTCTTCCCTGGTTTCCCTGTGCTCCATTACTTCCGTTTGTTCCAGGCTTACCATCTGCGCCAGCAGCTCCAGTGTTTCCCCTTGGTCCTTGAGCTCCGTTACTTCCATTACTTCCATCGTTTCCTGCTGGTCCCTGTGCTCCATTACTTCCAGCTGATCCTTGTACACCTCTTGCACCTTGTGCACCTCTCAATCCTTGAGGACCTGCAACATTTGAATTGTTTCCTGCTGGTCCTTGTGGACCTGCAACATTTGAATTATTTCCAGGAGACCCTGTATTACCTTGATTTCCCTGTGCACCTTTTAATCCTTGAGGACCTGCAACATTAGAATTATTACCAGCTGCTCCTTGTGGTCCAGCAACATTTGATGAAGCTCCAGTATTACCCTGGTTTCCTTGAGCTCCGTTACTTCCGTTTATTCCAGCTGCTCCTTGTGCACCGTTGCTTCCGTTTGTTCCAGGCTTACCATCTGCGCCAGCAGCTCCAGTGTTTCCACGAGGACCTTGTGCTCCTGTATTACCTTGTGGTCCTGTAGGTCCGACTTGACCCATTGGTAAAAAAGAAACGTGTCTAGTTAGATCTGTACCTGTATTGTAAAATGAAGAATCTAAGTAAAAGGTTAAATCAGCCGAAACATCAACTGTTCTTAAAAGACTACCATTATGATAGTATCTAATTTTATCATTATCATATGTGATTGCAAAAATATCCCCAGCAGAATACGCTCCTCCATTATAAGGATTAGAACTACCTTCATATATTTTTATAACACCACCGCCATGTAAATACAGAGCATAATCTATTGAACTGTAACTAGTATTTGTTGCAGGATCAGTATTTAAACCAATCATAAAATATTTATTTGTCTGATTTGGTGAAACTATAATTACGCATCCACTTTTATAACCAGTTCCAGATCTTACTTCACCATTCCAACTTGCATCGTTAGCTGTCTTAGAAAACTTATGTCCAGTTTGATCTACTGACATGTTGGACCCAACAACTAAACTTAGATGTTTGTTAGAATCTCCAGATATTCCTTGTGGACCCTGTGCTCCTGTATTTCCTTGGTTTCCTTGTGCACCTTGAGCTCCGTTACTTCCATTGTTTCCAGCTGCACCTTGTGGGCCAGTTCTTCCCTGGTTTCCCTGTGACCCAGTTAAGCCTTGTGCTCCTCTTAATCCCTGTGGTCCGGTATTTCCTTGATTTCCCTGAGGTCCAGTATTACCTTGGTTTCCTTGATTTCCTGTATTACCTTGTGGTCCATTTGGTCCGTTAGCTCCAGTTGAACCTTGTGCACCTCTTTGTCCCTGAGCTCCTGTGCCTCCATCAGTACCAGGTTTACCGTCTCCACCAGCAGCTCCAGTGTTTCCTCTTGGTCCTTGGGGACCCGCTACATTTGAATCGTTTCCAGCTGGTCCAGTATTTCCTTGATTTCCTTGTGCACCAGTATTACCCTGTGGTCCATTTGGTCCATCTGCTCCTCTTACCCCTTGTGCTCCTCTTTGTCCTTGAGGACCAGCAACATTTGAATCATTTCCAGCTGGTCCATCTGCTCCTGTGTTTCCTTGAGCTCCAGCTGCTCCTTGTGCACCTCTTGCACCTTGAGATCCAGTATCACCCTTATCACCAGTTCTTGCAAACGTTAATATACAAAAATCACCGTTACTAAATGGACTTGAATCTGATGAAGCAACAACTCCTCCAGAAATGGCAAAGTATCCAGTTTCTTCAGTTACACGAGTGATGGTCATCATAATAAATTTATCACTGTCTGTACGTAAAGACATTTTTACATGTCCTTTTATTGTACTAGTAGAATCGTCTATTGTTCGTAAATATGTTTGTATATCTTCGCTACCAGCATCTAGATCATCGACCATGATAACGTCTGATGCATTTTGTGTAGACTTGTTTGTGATGAATGCTCCACTACCTGGGTCTCCACTGTTAGCTTGACTATTATATCTGTATTGAAAAGTAGCTCCACCAAAATTACCTTCAGAACCTTGAGGACCTTGATTTCCTTGTGCACCATTATTCCCCTGTGCACCATTATTTCCTGCAGCTCCTTGTGCACCTCTATTACCATTATTGCCTGGTGATCCATTTGCTCCATCTCTACCATCAGGACCAGTCGGACCCTGTGGTCCATTACTTCCATTTGATCCTGCTGCACCCTGTGGACCTGCTGCCCCTTGATTTCCCTGTACACCAGACCCAGTAACGTATTGAAATATATCTTCTACATCTTCCCTAAGTTCTTCTACACTCAGCATAATAGGAGCAGTATATGGTGCCATAGCACTATCATATATAAACTGACCAGATTCTCTAGACTTAGAAACCTCTTCAAAAAATTCTTCTGATACTAAATGGGTTTTAGATGCTGAGTCATACGCGTGTATGGCTTTATCACCAAATTTACCATCTGATGATTCCATCTCTTTATCTACTGAACTGGAAATAAACGATCTTTGATTAGAGGATGACACCTTAGTAAAGAATCTCTTTTTTACTCGTAATGATCCTTTAAGAGTTCTTGGTGGTGTTGCAAACCCTGGTGAGGGTGAATCAGCTGGAGGTGAACCTGCCATTTTATTTCCTATTGATTATAATAATAAATATAACTTATGTCAAATTAATACGAACCACTAACATCATTTCCTACCCAAAACACATTACATTCTGGACAAAATGAGCCCGTTATAAAGTCACCTATCTCTTCATCATCACTATCCATATTGTGAGTTGAAGATATTTTTAGTAATGAACCTGAAGTCGCTCCCTTTGTACTAATGATACTATAATCTTCTGTTCTGCATATGTATATTGATTCGGATAATTGTGTTGTACCATCGCAACTTCCACTGTGTATTAGACTCATATCATTATCCCGTTATGTAAATACCTAAGTACAGAGTACCCATGTTTGATCCGTAACCATAACCTTCATAAGTCATAGTATTGGAAGAAAAAGTAATCTCAGGAAACCTTAGATAAACATCTTTGTTTCTTCCTTGATTACCACTTGATTCGTAATAAATAGCATCTGCATTTACACCTGTTTGACCTGAAGGTGGTGTACCATTAAGTTGAACCCAACTTCCTCTATTTGAAGTACTCGTACCAACTTGATTAAATGTAGCACTGTGATCGTATGCTGCATTGGTGGTTTCATCTGTTGTTAAAATACCATTGACTCCTGATGAAGAAAATGATTTGAATACAGAACCACCGTTGTAAATTAGTCTGGTCAACTGAGCATCAGATCTAAAAGATGTTCCTGACTCAAACCTAAAGAAAATGTGACCTGTCGCACCGATGAGTGATTGTCCTACATAAGCTGCTGATGATAAGTCTATATTCGAAACGGTTACTAAACTAGTACCTTGATTTCCTGAAAACATTATGGTAGAGTTACTATTACCATAAGCACCTACCGATGGAAGTGCAACAGCATCATGGTCATAACCATAAAACTCACTCGCTGAGTGTGGTTGATTCTGAGTCTGTAAACCATTACCACCACCAGCAGTATTTATAGTTATATTTCCACCACTACTGTCACTGATATTATCATCAGACATCCCCCTTAAACTAAAATCACTCTCACCATCTTGATTAGTAGAAGTATAATCACTTTCATTTTTCTCATTCCAAATTTGTAGTAAACTAAGTTCACCGCTGCCAGGAACTGCCATTATTTCAGCTCCTCTACTTCTCGTCTAAGTTCATCGATTTGTTTTTGTTGGTCTTTTATACCCTCTATGAGAACTGCTGTTAATTTTTCATAATCAACAGTTTTATACTTTGTGTCTGTATCATCTATGAATGGCATATATTTTTCTTTAACAATTTCTGGTATTACTTTTTCTACTTCTTGAGCAATTACACCTAAATCTTTTTTCCCTTTTCTCTTACCAATATTCCAAACATACTCAACTCCTCGAAGTCTTTTTATTTTATCCATAGGCGACTCAATGGTTACAACATTATCCTTTAGTCTTTTATCTGAGATTGTAGTAGAGAAAGCAATTACATCGGCATCAGCGTGAAAGTCACCGCCATTAGCAAATAAAAATTCGTTGGCGTTGTTTACCATCATCTTTATACCCTGACCTGGATCAGAAGTATCATGGAAGAACCCATCATTAGCACTACCAAATTGAAGACCTGGAGAAGTCGAATCTCCGTTTGTACAAACGAATGGTTCATCCACTGAGACTACTGAATCATTAATTGTCATTCTGGCACCACCCATAACTTGGAAAAATATTCTATCACACATATCATTGTTGTTTATGTCACCAAGGGTTATGGTATTACTTTGAATTGAAATACCAGCGTTTCCACCATGGTGTTGGGTATCGTTCATCAAAAACTGAGCTTGAGATCCTCCACCAGCTAGCGATAAGAGTTCAGTACCATCAAAAGTCAAGCTAGCTTCACCATTGATAGTAGATGAATCAACAGATGTTAGTATTCTGTTATTTCCATTATTTGTGTATGAAGTTATCCCAGCATTTGGCCCCGTTGGTCCAGTTGGTCCAGCAGGTCCAGTTGGTCCAGTTCCTCCAGTAGGTCCAGTTCCTCCAGTTGGTCCAGGAGGTCCAGCAGGTCCATCAGGTCCAGTAGGTCCAGCAGGTCCAGTTCCTCCAGTAGGTCCAGTTCCTCCAGTAGGTCCAGTTCCTCCAGTTGCTCCAGTATTTCCTTGGTTTCCTTGTGGTCCAGTAGGTCCCTGTAATGCAGCGTTGGTTATTGTGTCTTTTTTCCAAGCACCTTGATCCGAGTCATAGATGGGAATAAGATCTGCACCCAAAGGAGTATTTGCTGCAGCGCCTGAGAATGTAGTAAATGAAGTTAGGGCATTACCTACAGCAACTAATCCCGTCTCAACCGCCCAATTACCAGCACTTGTACCTGTTCCAACTATAAATGATCCGTCGGCTGGTGTAAGACCTGCAATAGCGGCTAAGTCAGCATCATATCCTTGTACATCTACACCAATCTGTAAGCCTAAATTTGAACGAGCAGTAGAAGTATCACTTGCTCCAGTACCACCATTTGCAACTGCTAAATCTGTACCACTCCAATCACCGTTGTTGATAGAAAGCGTTCCACCCAATGTAACGGTACCTGATGTAGTAATAGTTCCACCTGTTAAGGTTATTCCGTTTACATTACCAGAAGTTGCCACAGATGTAACTGTACCAGTGTTTGTAGTAAATGCTGTACTATTGAAAGCATTACTTCCTAATTCTCTCGTACCAATTACACCACTACCATTTATCATCAATGAAGTTGCTTCTGAATTTTGAGCAGCTGCAGTATCAAGCTGCAATGCGCCTGTAAACCTACCTGTTCCATTTACATCTAATTTATATGAGGGTGATGAATCATCGATACCAACTCTGTCATTAACAAAATCCCACGTCATTATTTCATTATTATTTTGAAAACTATAAACATTTAACACTGTTCCAGATGAGTCTTGATATATTGCAGATTTGTTTGTACCAGTTCTAGCAAAGTAAATTTCTGCTATGTCGTTATATCCATCTAAGTGTAACCTTGCTCTTCCAGCTGAAGTTGCTCTTATTCTACCCTCAGTAAGACCAGTATTGGATACATCTAATTCATAGTTTGGGTTATTACCGACACCTAAGTTACGACCATCAAATATTAGAGCAGATTCAGCGTTTATTGTAGATGAATTTACAGATGTTATTACTCTGTCATTACCGTTATTTGTGTATGAAGTTATTCCAGCATTTGGCCCCGTTGGTCCAGTTGGTCCATCAGGTCCAGTTGGTCCATCAGGTCCAGTTGGTCCAGGAGGTCCAGCAACATTTGATGAAGCTCCAGTATTACCCTGATTTCCTTGAGGTCCAGCTACGTTTGATGCAGGTCCAGTTGGTCCAGGAGGTCCAGCAACATTTGATGAAGCTCCAGTATTACCTTGGTTTCCTTGAGGTCCTGCAACATTTG